TTAATTGAAGTTAACAATAGATCAACGTCAGTTTGCGGTATAGCCCACGGGTCTTTGATGTTTGGTACACAACTCTTAAAGATCTGCATCACAGCAGAGCCGTTAAACAGTGCGTCTGGAGTTCTTGCCATAATTTCATCCATTGCTGTCATTGGATATATAGGTATCTCTCCGTTTTGAGGCATATCTAATGTACCCTCTGGATAGAACTGACCACCACTAGGCAATTTGATATAAATTGCAGGCTGTCTAAAGTATTTCTGTAAAGGGTTATTTTCAGTCATTTTTAATTACCATAAATAGTATAATATACAATATTACTTATAACAGTATAAAACCAGGAAAAAATAAATGGCATTCGAAGATGATTATGATCCCAGACTGATGCGAGAGTTTATGTCTCAAATGCAAGAAAGCGGCAAAGTAACTGCTGAGCTTGCTGAAGAGGTAGAGCAGTCTAATACCAGTTTTGGAAAATTAAGAAAAGAAGGACTAAAAAACTTCTCGGACGGACTTAGTCAAGTTGCCGGTGGTAGTAAAGCCCTAGCATCAAATCTAGCTAAAGGGGAACGCGGGTTTTCCACCTTAGATGCGGCTGTTGACTTAACTGCTGGAGCTCTTAAAGGGCTACTTGGCTGGCTACCAGGTGTTAGCACAGGTATTGAGGCTGTAGCCGGTGCTTCGAAAATGCTCATCAACCAAATGGAAAAGCAGGTCGATGGATTCCAAACACTTGGTGAAACTGGAGCGTTAACTGAAGCTGGACTCGAGGGATTCCAGGAGTCAATGCTGGCGTCTGGTCTTACCTTAGACAACTATACTAAAAGAATAGCTTCATCATCCAGGACATTAGCAAGATTCCAAGGACTAACAGGAACAGGTGCTGAAACATTTGCTGAAATCACAAGAAAGCTAACACAAGGAACTGATCTCGGACTAAGACGACTAGGGCTTAGTGCAGAACAAATGGGCGAAAGTACAGAAGCATTCTTAACTCGCCAAACAAGATTAGGTATGAGTCAAGGAATGACAGCTACGCAGTTAGCGGCATCCACAACATCTTATATCAAAGAGTTAGATGTCCTTTCAAAAGTAACTGGTCAAAGTAGAAAAGCAATACAAGACCAACAAGATGCGGCACTGAGTGAAACAAGATTCAGAGCAAGTATGGAAGGACTACGTGGCACAGTAGATCAAGGTGCTATCAACAGCATAATGAACTTCCAATCAAGCATAAGCGACATGGATTCATCTTTAGGTGCTGGTGTTAGAGATTTAGCGTCAGGCTTTACAGCAACTGAAGCGGCACGTCGAGCAGAATTTGTAACAGGTGGACGTGCTAGTAAAATTATGGCACAACTGCAAAGTGGCCAAATCAATGAATTACAAGCTAGAGAGCAGATGCAACAGGCTCTTAGAGATAATAGAGAGCAGTTAGTGTTTGCTGGTCGTGCGTTAGGAGATAACGCTAGTATCATTGGGAATACCGCAGGACTGTTTGATATTATAAATGCTGAAATGGGCACAAACGGGGAGTTTATTAAGAAAGCCACAGACGCTCAGAAAGGTCAGATTGGCGGTGCTAATGCGTTAACCAATGATTTAGTTAAGACTCAACAAACACTAGAACGAACACAGATAGAAATGCAAAGGCTATTCTTTAAAGCAATGCCAGCGGCCGCCGCGGCTACTGATTACTTTGCTAAAGGAATGTTATCTGCATTAATAGGAGCCAATAACTTCCTTGCTGATAAATTTGGTGTCGGTGAAACCATGGTAGATCCGAATAAGCCAAATACAACCGAGCCAACTCTCACTAAGCTGACCGACGAACTCAGGGAACTAACATCTAAATTACCTAATAGATCAGACGCCGAAGATAAGCGAGCCGAAGAACTTATAAAAATGATCCAAGATGAGAGAAAGAGGATCAAAGAAAAGCAAGACTTTAAATTTAAAACAGGATTTTCTGCATTACAAACAAGACAACAAGCACAGAAAAACTTATTAGACGCGGGTGTAACACCACACGACAACATCGTTAAAATAGCACAACTAGAAGGTGTAGGTTCCGCAAGAAAAGTAGCAAATGCCAATAAAGATGACCTAGTATCTAACGTGTTAGGACTTGATGCTGTTAGCAAGTATGGAGCAATGACAATAGGCGAACTTAAAGATGTATTCGCCGAAATGCCTAACATAATGGGACCAAACATTGAAAACGGTATTACTAATGCTGTGGCTAGTCTTAAAGACGATATTAATTTAGCAGGGTCAAACAATGACTACGGTATTACTAATGCTGTGGCTAGTCTTAAAGACGATATTAAGTTAGCAGGACCAAAAGATTCATACCAACCGCAAGTAGCAAACTTAGACGTTGCACCGACACAATCAGTAGATAAAGAAGCCACAGAGAAATTAGCTAGAACAGCAGACACTCAATCTGAGTTATTGAAAGAACAGAATAGCAAAATGGATAAATTAATATCTCATATAGCCGCATCCAATAATATTCAAAACAAAATATTAACATCAAGTTACTCATAATGGTTAAATTAGTATTGACTATTTGATGGAAATTTGTTAGTATGGTAGTATTACGATAAATATACGCTAAGACAAAAGAGAATACAATGGCATCATACAAAAAACATTTTAGTTCAAGAACAGACGGCACACTTAGTCCTATCAGTGGCATAACCACAAACAGAGGTAGTGAAAGCTACGGTGCATCAGACGATTTTGCATTTAGAAATTACCAATCCAGACTACCTGAAGTTTATTCAGGACACCCTAATCGAGTAGAAAGGTACAACCAATACGAAGCAATGGATATGGATTCAGAAATCAATGCTTGTTTAGATATTATAGCTGAGTTTTCAACTCAACAAAGCGAAACAAACAGTACAGCATTTGAAATTGACTTTGCAAACAATCCAACAGATAATGAAATTGATATCATTAAAAAACAACTACAACAATGGACTAAAATAAATCAATTTGACCAGCGAGCATTTAAACTGTTTAGAAATACAATCAAATATGGTGATCAGGTATTTGTTAGAGACCCAGAAACATTTGAATTGTATTGGGTTGAAATGTCAAAAGTATCTAGAGTAATCGTTAATGAAAGCGAAGGTAAAAAACCTGAACAGTATGTAGTGCGTGATATTAATCCAAACTTTGAAAATTTAACAGTTTCAGCTAAAACAACACAAGATATAGCAACTAATCCACCTAGCACAGGAGCAGGATATTCTGCACCAAACAACTATTCAGCACCAAATGCAACAGGCGGAGCAGGTGGTAGATTCCAAGAAGCAACTAATGAACTTTGTATTGATGCAGAACATGTAGTTCATTTAAGTTTAAGTGAAGGACTGGATAGTTCTTGGCCGTTTGGAATGAGTATATTAGAGAATGTTTACAAGGTTTTCAAGCAAAAAGAACTGTTAGAAGACGCACTATTGATATACCGTGTGCAACGTGCACCAGAACGTAGAGTGTTTAAAATTGACGTAGGTAATATGCCTAGTCATATGGCAATGGCCTTTGTGGAACGTATTAAAAATGAAGTACATCAACGACGTATACCTACAGCAGGCGGCGGTGCAGGCACAATGGATGCAACATATAATCCATTATCAATTAACGAAGATTACTTCTTCCCAACAACAGCAGACGGAAGAGGATCATCAGTTGAAGTATTACCGGGTGGACAAAACTTAGGTGACATTGATGATTTAAAATATTTTAACAATAAATTATCAAGAGGGTTAAGAGTACCTAGTTCATATCTACCAAGTGGTCCTGAAGATTCAGCACAAGCAATGAATGACGGTAGAGTAGGTACAGCATTGATTCAAGAATATAGATTTAATCAATACTGTATGCGTTTACAGAATCAAATCAGTCGAAAACTAGATAATGAATTTAAGATGTTTATGAGATGGAGAGGTTTTAATATTGATTCAGGTATATTCAATATTAAATTTAATCCACCACAAAACTTTGCTAGTTACAGACAAGCAGAGCTAGATAGTCAACGTGTAAGTGTATTCGGGCAGATAGAAACGTTACCTTACATGAGTAAACGATTTATGATGCAGAGATTCTTAGGTTTAAGTGAAGAAGAACTGTTAGAAAATGAAAAACTTTGGGCAGAAGAGCGTAACGAAAATGACGTAGTATCAGCTAGTGGCTCAGATATGCGATCAGTAGGTATTAGTCCTGGTGGAATTGAAGGAGATCTAGAAATAGGTGATAATATCGAAAGTGAATTAGACGATGCAGACATTACAGAACCCGAAGTAGGCGGTGATACAGAAACACCTCCGGCAACATAAATAGTACTATGACACTTAACGAAATGTACGATAAAGCAATACCAGGATACCAAAATGTTGAAGACGACAATGGTAAAATTAAACTTGGTGATTTGCGTAAAACAAAATTAACTCTTAAGCAAATAAACAAGCTAAGACAAATGAACGATATCCGTGCATACGAGCAAAACTCAAAGTTAAATAAAGTAAGAAAGCAGTACTCACCAGCACCAGAACAGCCAAATTTCTAAGAAATTAGAAAGATACCACAAAAAACATTCTTTTTGGCCGGTTTTTAACTTAAAACTCCACTATAATTCTTTTTTATATTAAATAGTATACTAGCCGCATAGTTTTACTGTGCATATATATATGGAGAATTTAACATGAACAAATTTGAACAACTTATCGAATTCATCATCAACGATGAAGAAGCTAAGGCTAAAGAGCTATTCCATGAAGTAGTAGTGGAAAAGTCTCGTGAAATCTACGAAAACTTAATGCAAGAAGACGAAACAGTTGAAGAAACTGTTGAAGAAGTTGCTGAAGATGCTGTTGAAGAATCAACAGAAGAAACAGTTGAAGAGTCTACTGAAGAAGATGCTGTTGAAGAGTCTATTGAAGACGAAGTAACTATTGGTGGCGATGCCGCTGATGATCTTGTTAAAGAGATTGAAGCAGACGAAGAAGGTATTCAATTAGAAGACGAAGATGAAGAAGAAGAATTAGAAGACCGTGTGGTTGATCTTGAAGACAAACTAGACGAGTTAATGGCTGAATTTGAAGGTTTAATGTCTGACAAAGACGAAGAAGCTCCTGAAGCTGAAGAAGGTGACATGGAAATGGAACCAGAAGCTGAAGCTGAAGAAGAAGCTGAAGAAGTAGAAGACGAAATGGAAATGCCAATGGAAACTACAGAAGAAACTGTTGAAGAATCTACTGAAGAAGCTATTGAAGAAGCAGTTTCATTAAAAGCAGTTAAAGCTGATCATGCTGATCATACTGATAACAAAACATCTCCGGTTGCGGCTGACGGTGGTAAGAAAGAAAAGTTAGCAGATGCTCATCCAGCTAAAACAGACGAAGAAAAAAGTGCTCCGGCACCAAAAGCACAAGATTTAGGCGGAACTACTGAGCCTGATCTTAAAAAAGTATAATAGGGATTAACTAAAGAATGACAACATACCTAAGAGAACATCTAAACTTTACAGCGGCTAATATTGTCACTGAAAGTTCAGAAGATGGTAAAGACCTTTTTATGAAAGGTATTTGCATCCAGGGTGGTGTCAAAAATGCTAATGAACGTGTATATCCAGTAGACGAAATTGAGAATGCTGTAAAAAGCCTTAACGAACAAGTCAAAGGTGGAAATTCAGTTCTTGGCGAAGTTGATCACCCAGATGATTTAAAGATTAATTTAGATCGTGTAAGCCATATGATCACAGAAATGTGGATGGATGGTCCAAACGGTCATGGTAAACTAAAGATTTTACCGACACCAATGGGCAAACTAGTAGAAACTATGCTAGGTTCAGGTGTTAAATTAGGAGTTTCTAGTCGAGGAAGTGGCAACGTTTCCGAAGGCTCAGGACACGTCAGTGATTTTGAAATTATCACTGTCGACATAGTGTCACAACCAAGTGCACCAAATGCTTATCCAACAGCAATCTATGAAGGTCTCATTAACATGAATGGCGGTCATAGAGTTTTGGAAAATCTTAAAAGTGCAGGAAGTGATACGAAATTACAGAGATATTTGAAAAGCGAAGTAACAAAGCTGATCAAAGATCTCAAGTTATAGGAGAATCGCATGCTAGACGTAATTAAACCATTGCTAGATAGCGATCTGATTAATGAAGAAACTAGAACAGAAATCCAAGAAGCTTGGGAAACTAAACTAGAAGAAACCAAAGATCAGGTTCGTGCAGAGCTCCGTGAGGAATTTGCACAACGTTATGAACACGATAAAAGTAATATGGTTGAAGCGATCGATCGCATGGTAACAGAAGGTCTAACTACTGAACTTGAAGATGTGAAAGCTGAAAAAGCTCAGTTAGCAGAAGACCGTGTTAAGTTTAATGCATCAATGAAAGAAAACGCTAACAAATTTAATGACTTTATGGTTACTAAATTAGCGGAAGAAATCAAAGATCTTAGACAAGACAGAAAAGTACAAACTGAAACAGTTGAAAAATTAGAACAGTTTGTAGTTAAAGCATTAGCAGAAGAAATTAAAGAATTTGCACAAGATAAACAAGACGTTGTAGAAACTAAAGTTAAACTTGTAGCAGAGGCTCGTGAAAAACTAGAACAACTTAAAACTAAGTTTGTTACAGAATCAAGCGAGAAAATGACTAATGCAGTTGCCAAGCATTTGAAAGCAGAACTTTCTCAATTGCAAGAAGATATCAAAGTTGCTCGTGAGAACAGCTTTGGACGTAAAATATTTGAAACATTCGCAAGTGAATTCGCAGGCACTCATTTAAATGAGAACGCTGAGATTCGCAAGTTAATGTCAACTATTGAGCAAAAAGATCAGCAATTAGAAGAAGCAACCAAAGCACTCGACGAAACTAACAAGTTGGTTGAGTCAAAAGAACAAGAAGTTCGTGTAATTAAAGAGTCTAATGAGCGTACAGCAAAATTAGATGAGCTTTTAAGTCCGTTAAACGATGAAAAAGCAGAAGTTATGCGAAATTTATTAGAAAGTGTGCAAACTAAGAAATTAGATGCCACTTTTAACAAGTATCTCCCAGCGGTGCTTAACGAGAATGTAGTGAAGTCTAAAAAAACAACACTTACAGAATCTGTTAAGGAAGTTACTGGGGATAAAGCCGTGCCAGTTGAAGTGAAAGAAGATAACCCACAAGTTATTGACTTACGCAAATTGGCAGGACTATAAGTATAGACATTAGGAGAAAATCATGTCAAACGAACTACTTGAAAGCCGTTGGGGTGAGACCAAAGACGCATTATTAGAAGGTCTACAGGGCTCTAAACGCAATTCAATGAGTGTTATCTTAGAAAACACTAAGAGGCACTTAGCAGAAGCATCAGCAACAGGCACTACAACAGCTGGTAACGTAGCAACACTTAACCGTGTTATTCTACCTGTTATTAGACGAGTAATGCCTACAGTTATTGCTAACGAATTAGTTGGTGTACAACCAATGACTGGTCCAGTTGGACAAATTCACACATTACGTGTAAGATATGCTGAAACAAATAACGCAACAGGTACAGCAAACGACGTAGTAGCAGGTGACGAAGCACTATCACCATTTAAAATCGCTACTGCTTATTCCGGTGACGGAACTGCTGGAGACGCGGCGGCAACATCAGCTTTAGAAGGCAACGGCGGTCGTAAGATTTCTGTACAAATTCTAAAACAAGCTGTTGAAGCAAAAACACGTAAATTGCAAGCACGTTGGACGTTTGAAGCGGCTCAAGATGCTCAAGCAATGCACGGTATTGACGTTGAAGCTGAAATCATGGCG